GCGGGCGGTGATGCTGAAACTGTGGAAGGAGCGCAATGGCCAGACCAGTGATGCAGGAGCTCATTCTGTGGCGCAAGGCGCGGCAGCACTTGCCGGCAGACGATGAGACGGTGCTGGTGGAGCTCGACCACCCGGTTGAGGTCTGGATCGGCTGGTATGACCGGCAGCGCAAGTGCTGGCGTGATGCGGGCGCAGGCAGCCCGATCGACCGGCCGCGGGTGATTGCATGGGCTCCGATGCCGCGTGGCATGGGTGCGGGCTGGTTCGAGGACGGGGATGACTGAGCTCAGGCTCCCAAAGCAGGCCAGGGTCAAGCAGAAGCCGCCGTCGCGCCGGATGTTCGCAGTGATCCCGATCAGGGCGCTGGAAGACCGCAGGCTGACAGATGGTGCGGTCAGGACTCTGGCGAAGGTCTGCAGCTGGGCGAACCGGGCCGGGATCACCTGGGTGACGCAGCAGCGGATTGCCGAGGAGTCTGGCATCCGACGCCAGGCGGTCAACAAGCACGTCAAGCAGCTGAAGGATCACGGGTACATCGAGGTGATCCGCAAGGGGTTCAAGGGCTACACCGGGGACACGATCAGGGTGATCTACGACCCGCAGATCGGCACGCTGGACGCCATCGCGGTGGCCAGCACCACAGAGGACGCACGGCCACCATTCTTGAAGGAGCTCGAGGAGAAGATGCAGTCGATCCCACCGAAGAAGCAGCAACAGATGATCACGGAGATGCTGGCAGGCATCGTCAAGCCCGTGGTCAACCAACAACCGACCAGGAGATACACCATGCCGAAGGGCGAGACGCTGGCAGTCAAACGGATCAGGGAAGGCCTCAAGAAGCGGCCACATAGACAACCTGAAAGTGGCGAGTGTGAAGATGCTCAAAAAATAGGCAATAGGCCTACAGAAGGTTGCGCAATCACACTAAAGGCAAAGGGGTATGAAGTAACTACGGAGTGTGAAGGTTTGATTCAAGTTGTCGATCAGTATGTTCACGTTGATCGGATTGGCGCGTTGATCGACGAGGTGCTCGACCGGCACAAGGCCGAGGGTCTGCCGCCGCCTCGCCTGGCCTCGCTGCTCGAGTCGGTCATCAACCTGAACGCTGATCGCATTGTCGACGGCGTGTATGACACCGCCCAGAACGCGCCAGGATCACCCACAGCGCACGACCGGGGGCAAGGATGACCGGACATAGCCCGGCGCCCTTCCAGCGCGTTGTAGGCCTTTCTACGGGCTCCGTACAAAACTCAAACGAACGTATGGGAATTGGACAGGCAGGGCCGTGTCGGGTGCTGGCGGGAGGCGAGGCCCGGTGTCATACGGCTAGGCGTGCGCATGGGGCGCGTCATGCGGGCGCGGAGACGAGGCACCCTTGCCCCCTCCCCCTCACCAGTAGCGAGTGGGGGTTCCTCTGAAATTTTCCCCTGTATTTCCTATAGAAGTTTTCCTAACCACAGAAAGGTGATGACGATGGCATACGAGATGAGACCTGGGCAGGGCAGCCTGTTTAAGAACGACAAGAAGACGAGTGAGCGGCATCCGAATCTGAAGGGACGGTTGATGCTGCCGGATGGGAGTGTGTATTGGGTGAGTGGGTGGACGAAGGAGACGAGTGCTGGGGAGAAGTGGATCAGCCTGGCGCTGGGTGATCGGGTGCAGCAGGCTGGGCAGTCCCAGCATGAGCAGGCCAAGAGCAATGGGTACCAGGGTCAGCAGGACGAAGAGATCCCGTTTTGAGGAGTGGAGTGATGAGTGATTCTTTCTACAAGCGGCTTCGTATTGAGTACGACAGCATGGCGGCTTTCAAGGCCGCGGAGCGTAATGAGATGCGTCGGTTTGGGATGTCGTTGGTGGACAAGGGGGTATGGAAGGATCGGGACTATGAGGACTTTGAGGAGATGATCAAGGACGAGAGGGTGATGCGATTCATGAAGATGATGAAGAAATGGCATGAAGACCATGAGAACGGGGGGATGTGATGACTACGGGTAAGCAGAAGTTCAGCGCGACGATACCGAGTCTGGATGGGTGGGGAGGTATCAGATCCGTCCAGAGGAGGTTGGAGAGGTCGGCCACGATCGTTGAGAACCGGGAGGCGGTGGCGTATCTGTTGCTGTGCATGGCGAAGACGAAGATCACGGACATCATGGATTGGGATGATGACGGGACGGTGAGGTTCAAGGGTGCAGGGAGGATCCCTGAGCATGCGCTGCAGGCGATCAAGAACGTGAGGGTGACGAAGGGCAAGGACGGGCAGCAGACGCTGGAGATCGAGCTCTTCGACAAGGTTCAGGTGCTGCGGTTGCTGGCAAAGGCTAGTGGGCTCTTGGACAGGCCTGAGGACGATGAGAAGCCCTCTGTGATTGACGTGAACGTGGTTGCGCCTCGGGGAGAGGGGTGATGAAGCCGGAGGGAGGATTTGTGGCGGAGCAGGCCGACAGGATGAGGGAGATCATTCAGCAGAGGGCCACGCTCAGCCGGGATGATCTTGAGTATGTGGTGGAGAAGGTAGCGACGCTGCGAGACACGAGACTGCAGGCCTGTGTTGCGGAGTTGATTGGCTGGGGTGATGAGGAGCGCAGTGAGCTCGAGACGTTCGTGGCCATTGCCATCGAGGTGATGAAGCGAACTAATGTCAGCAAGTTGAGGGAGTGTGCGCGGATCGTGGAGCTCCGGTATCTCGCGAGGGAGTTGGCGTGAGTACGAATGCTGAAGCGATCACGGATCCCAATCTGATCTGGCAGCCGATGTCCAGCTGCCCCACGGGCCCGAAGGTGCTGTTGCTGAACAGGGCCGGGATTGCACAGACAGGCTGGTACGAGGGCAAGAGCACCTGGTATGTGGGATGGTATCCGCTGCCAAAGATCCCGCCTGAGATTAGGGCGTTGGTTGAACCTACCTATAAGGTGAAAACATGAACCGAGACGACATCACCCGCATGGCGCGAGAGGCTGGGTTCGTTGGGTTTGATGGCGACAACGGCTCCCTGCGCCGCTTCGCCGCCCTTGTCGCCGCTGCTGAGCGTGAGGCGTGTGCTCAAATTGCGTTCAACGCCAAGACATACATCGAAGCTGCCGCCGCCATCCGAGCACGAGGTGAGAAATGAACCGAGACGACATCCTGAAGATGGCTCAAGAAGCTGGAGCGTTCTGGGAGCTATCAGAGACGCCAGAGAAAGATGTAACCTTTTTGATGCGCTTTGCAGAGCGTGCTGCAGCTGCCGAGCGTGAGCGGTGCGTGCTGATACTGGAGCGCCTGCATGAGCGTTCTGGTGGTCAGCACAATCAGTATCTGTATGCAGCCAAAGTGCTGAAGGGGGAGATATGAGCATCGAAGCAATGAAGCAGGCGCTGGAGGTGTTAGAGCAAATCAATCAACTCAGCATCGGCGAGAACGCTATCTCTCTGCCGGGTGAGATCGACGCAGCGATGGACGCCCTCCGCGCTGCCATTGAGCAGGCAGGGAAGCAGGAGCCGGTAGGCGAAGTTCTGAATGAACGTGGTGAGATTGATTACATCAGCTATGTGCCGCCAGTCGGAACGCCCCTCTACGCAGCACCACAATCAATCAATGATTTCAAGCCTGACTGGGACACGGTAAAAGCATACGACGAAAAGTTCGCTGAAATGCTGGATGAGCAGCAACGGCTGAGAGCTGAACTTAAACGGACGGAACAGCGGCTGCACGACGTAGCCACACTTTGCGCGAATGTTGAAGCGCAAGCGGCAATCACTCAAGGCGTATTGAAAGCCGTCAATACCGCAGCCATGAAACTGACCGCTGAACTAACCTGCATGGAGGTTGACGACGATGATCGCTTGGATCGTGACCGCGTTATGGAACGAGTTATGCGGTGGCGAAACGAGTGGGACAAGGCGATGTTTGAATACAAGCCGAAAGCCGCACCGCGCCAATGGGTCGGGCTGACGAATAAGGACATCATTGAGATGTGGCCTGAAACATCGACGGTCGGGTGGGATGACATTCGGCTAATCGAAGCAAAGCTGAAGGAGAAGAACACATGAAGATCAAGCCAACGCGCTACGAGATCGACAACGGGCCAGGCATTGGGATTGAGGTCGAGATTGACCCAGAAACGCTCTCTGGTGGCCCGGTGTACTTTGAGATCAGCCAGGATAGCGAGACGATTGTCATCACCGAGCAGGCCGCCAGTGATCTGGTGATCGCCATGAAGATGCTGATTGAAGGACGCAAGTGAGAACCAAGGAACAGAGCGCGAAGCAGGTCGGCGTCACCGGACTGAAGCTCGACTTCAGCGAGAGTCCGGTGGTCTACGACTTCATCCAGTCCCGGCAGTTCGTGGCCGGTGTCATGGGGCCGGTCGGATCCGGGAAGAGCTACGCCTGCGCGGCCAAGATATTCATCCAGGCCGTCAAACAGAAGCCCTCCCCCATCGACAACATCCGGTACTCGCGCTGGGCGGTGGTGCGCAACAGCTACCCCATGCTGAAGACCACGACCATCAAGACCTGGCTGGATCTGTTCCCCGAGAGCACGTTCGGCAACATGCTCTGGACGCCACCCATCACCCACCACATTCGGCTGCCCGCCCGCGGTGATGCTGCCGGTATCGACTGCGAGGTCATCTTTCTGGCGCTCGATCAGCCCAAGGACGTTAGAAAGCTGCTCTCACTCGAGCTCACAGGCGCATGGGTCAATGAGGCCCGTGAGCTCCCCAAAGCGGTCATAGACGGCCTCACGCACCGGGTGGGACGGTATCCAACGAAGCGTGATGGCGGTGCGTCCTGGCACGGCATCTGGATGGATACCAACCCAATGGATGACGACCACTGGTGGCACAACATGGCCGAGAAGGAAAAGCCCCGAGGCTGGAAGTTCTGGAAGCAACCAGGCGGCGTCATCGAGGTTCCCGCAGACGACCTGCCGGACAACCCCGAGGCCAACGACCATATGCTCGCTGCCGGCAAGTGGTGGAAGACCAACCCGGCCGCGGAGAACATCAACAACCTGCCCGCCGGCTACTACCAGCAGATGCTGCCCGGCAAGAACCTGGACTGGATCCGGTGCTATGCCGCGGGCCAGTACACCTATGTGCAGGAAGGCAGGCCCGTCTGGCCAGAGTACGACGACGCCACCATGAGCGGTGAGACTGAGGTCGAGCCTGGCGTACCCATCCAGGTGGGCCTCGACTTTGGTCTCACCCCTGCAGCCACCATCGGCCAGAGACTTCCCAACGGACGCTGGCTGATCCACCACGAGATCGTCACCTTCGACATGGGCCTCGAGCGGTTCGGCCTGCAGCTGCTCGCAGAGCTCAACCAACGGTTCCCCAACCACCAGGTCATGCTCTGGGGGGATCCTGCCGGCATGGCCAGGGACGCGATCTATGAGGTGACCAGCTTCGACTTCCTGCGCACCCTGGGACTGAAGGCGCAACCCACTGCCAGCAACGACTTCAAGGTACGCAGGGAGGCCGCTGCAAGCCCCATGCAGAGGCTGGTAATGGGTAAGCCTGGGCTGATCGTCAATCGCTCCTGCAAGCTCCTCAGAAAGGCTCTAGGAGGCGGGTATCACTTTCGCAGGGTGGCGATCGGCGCTGGGCAAGAACGGTTCAGGGATACGCCCAACAAGAACGAGCATTCACATATCGGCGACGCATTCGGCTACCTGATGCTGGGTGGCGGCGAGTACAACCGGATGGTGCGGAAAAGCAACATGGCCGGCGCTCCGATGGTTCATCAGACCACTGCCAATGCGGACTTTGACGTGTTCGCCTAGTGCGGGGAAAACCCGCCGCACAGACCTTTTTCCCCGCAACACTTGACAGCCTCCTGGCCGTTTGGATAGTGTACGAAGCGTTGGCGTAGAAACCGACAAAAGAAAGCCCTTGCACATGCCTCTCGCCTCCGAATGTCTCCTCGGGGGTTTCTACCGAGGGGCAGCTGCAAGGGCTTTTTGTTTGCCCCTACGCCAACCGGGAACGGGGGCCATTAACCCAGCCCTCGAGAAGGTTGACGCGACCGACTCGGATAAACGTGGCGAATCGGGTGGTGCTTCAGTAGCGCAAGCGAACGGGGCCAGTTGCTCGGGGTGGACGGGAAACCGGAAGCCAGCCTAGATAAACCAGAGCGTCTGATGACTGCGATACCACGAACCCTCGCAGTCAAAGAACACCCCCCCACGGGTGAGGTTCTATGGGAAAAGCTAAACGGTACGAACCTACAGCGCGACCGAGAGTGACTCAACGCACCGATTACTCGCTGCCATCGAGTGACTGCGACTGTCCACCTTGGGAAATGTGCGAGCACATTAAACAACCCCATGATGAGATGAACGAGGTGACGGTCGAGCAGTGGCAGTTTCTGAAGTCTATCGAGTAGCGATACCGCTCCGATACCGCGCTATTCCCTCCTCTGTACAACATCCAATAGAATGGTCTGCATGATCGACATAGATCTGCAGATCAGGCATCACTTCTCGGCTGGTTTGTATGCGAGACAGATGATGCTGCCGCGGGGTCACTTTGCGGTGACCCACGCGCATCACTATGACCACCTGTCGATACTGGCGAGTGGTGAGGTGACGGTCGAGGCAGACGGTGTCGAGAGGCAATACAAAGCGCCGGCCGTGATCACGATACCAGCTGGAGTGCATCACCGGATCGAGGCGCTCGAGGACGCGGTCTGGTTCTGTGTTCACGCAACGAGTGAGACAGACCTGGATCGGATAGACGAAGTGCTGGTCAGGAGCGACTAATGCCATTCTTGATTGCTGGAGCGATTCTTCTGGGGACGGCCTACCAGGCCAACCAGGCGCGTCAGGCGAACCGTGCAGCGCGTGAGAACCAAGCTCTGCAGCTGCAGCAGCAGGAGCGTGATGCAGCCGCCATGCGCGAGGCAATCTCCCAGCAGACCGCTACCTACGGTCAGCAGGCTGCAGCACTCCAGACGCAGGCTGAGACCGCCCGGCAGGCCTTCCAGGCCAGCCAGCTCCAGTATCAAGAGAACAAGCTCTCGATGGAGAACAAGGCCCGCGAGGTACAAGCCGCTGCAGACGAAGAGCGTCGCAAGGCCGCGGCTGCTGAAGCGTCGGCCCTCAAGGCCCGGACGCGAGGCGGCAGACGTTCGCTTCTCTCGCAAGAGCGCCTCACGCCTGAGCTCGGCGTGACCACCCCGCAGCTGGGCTCCGGGATGATGCTCTGATGGCCACTCAGCTGCCACAGTTCGCGCAACGCGCTCTGCGTCGCAAGACCAGTGGCATTGATCGTCTATCTACTCAATTCCGTAAAGACATCGAGTCGCTGACCGGTAAGCAGGAAGCAGCACTCGCGCAGTACCAGGCCGGCGTGCGCACGCAGATGGCACCGTTCGAGGCTGCCAAATCGAAGTACGAGACGGTTGACTTCCCGACCTACGAGTCGCAGGTGGCGGCCTACAACGAACGGTTGAAGGCCTACGAGAGTGAGCTCGCAGCCGTGAAGGCGAGCCCTACTGTGACCAAGACGGGCTACTACCAGGAGCGGGTTCCGCGCTTTGGTCTGTTCGGCCTGGCGGGCTACACCACCGAGACCCGCAGCTACGAGTACGAAGAGCCGAAGCCGCTGCCGACCTTTACTGAACAAAAGCCGACAGCGCCGAAGGCACCGACCGCACCGACGATCGCA